TCGTCAAAGTCTTGCTGTCCATAGGATTCAAATAGTTTTGGCACGTCCTCTGAGGAGAATAAAGTCCACTCTCCTTTGCTAAGGACACGCTCAATAAAGATTGAAGGGATTCCGATAGTATAATCAATAAACCTAGCCCTAGTAGTATTACTACCTTGATTGTTTTTGTATTCCAAGACATCCATAATCTCCCAATTAAAAATAGGATAGTTAACTACAGTAGCACCACTTCGTAATGCGTTCTGTGTGAACTGTTTGCTCGCTGCTTCTACTGTCTTAAGTAGAGGTAGAGCACCTGTATGTTTAACAGTATTGTTCTTGACTGGTGCTAAGATACCCCTGACTAGACCCATATCAATACCAATACCTGCTCGCTGTGCTGTCATAAGAGACAGTGCATACTCAGTACTAAGGATAGACTCACTGGTGTCACCCATCTTAATCTTACAACAACTAGAGAACATCTTAAGTCTAGTACGTACACCACTAATGACTGGAGTAGGTAAACTAATCTCATCATTCTTCAATGCTTTATAGAAGTCCAACACATACCCTAGCTTAGCATCTCCTTCGTCAGCAAAGATAACCATAGGGATAATCATAAACGTCTCTGGAATCATCTCTAAGGGAGTGTCAGTCTTAACATCCTTAATCAGATACTTACTCTCTAGCTGTGTAACACTTGAGTGTACTCGTTCTAAATCATTATCATAATCTAAGTAGCTACCTAGGTATGCAATCTCTTCTTCACTGTACTTCTCTAGTATCTCAGGACTATACAAGCGGGACTTAACATTCTTCTTGATGTAGTCTAAGAAGTTGATAGGCTCAAAGCTACCATATACTTCCTTCCTCATATTGGTTACTAACAATCTACCCGCTAGTACACCGTAGTCAGGATGCTCAGGTGTTAGCTTCTCACTTGCACTCTTAATAAGTGTCTGTTGTATAGCAACTGATGACATCTTATTAGCAATCTTTAGGTGTGCATTAAGTGCTACATCAGATACAGATACCTTAAGTCCCTCAGCACATTGAGCTAACATCATATGAATCTTATCATAATCCAGCAGCTCTAGTGTACCATCTCTTTTCTTTACGTGTATGTTATTCTTCATTAGGTTTAATCTCCATATCAATCATAGGTGTGCCATCCCCATCCTCATAGGTAGAGTACGTTAGTTGCCCTGTCCTATGCATTATGATGGCATCCGCTATACCTTCATTGTACGCTCTCTTATCTGCGTACCATACAGCTAATGCACCTACTAGAAGCCATACAATATTTACTATTAATATATCGTCCATCAATCTTCCTTGGTTAGTTCTAGCATTAGTTTATTTAAGTACCACTGTGCTTTCTTTAAATCTTCTAGACCGTTCTTAAACTTATAACGACTAACGTATTTGATTACGTTACCTTCTACGTACGTTAGCTTCTGGTCTAAGATAAAGTCTATGACCTGTATGTTGCCTTGCTTGTAGTGGTTAGGGTTGATTGCGTCATTCATATTCTTTCTCCGTTGTTAATGTTTTGTATCACTATCCATAACTATATAAGTATCATCAGTATCATACAACTCAGTACCTGCATCATACAATAAGCTGGGTGCTTTCTCTAACACAACACTGATACCCATAGCTAACGGATAAAGTACTCTGTTAGCTGTGCTTCCTTCTCGTGTATTATCTACCATAGACATCTCCATAATGCCTGTCTTGACATCTAAAGATAACTTAAGTAGTATGTCCTCAGACACCTATAGCTCGCCAGTCCTTGCCTTGTTTAATCATCTTAACAAACCATTGGAATGAATATATAGATAGTCTAACCACACCAAAGTTCATAACGTGTGTTTGCTCAGGGGCTAGGTCTAACACAGTACTAAAGGTTACCTTGTCTCTCTCTTCACCTTCAAGTAAAGATTGTAACCACTCAACCATATCTTCTTTAGCTTGTCTTCTTATTGCTTTAGCTTTTCTTCCGTTCATTTGTAGTACTCCTTAGTTACTTCTTCAATGTCTGAGCGAGGTCTCTTCTCTACGTGTGTAAAGAATAAGTCACCAGTAGAATATCTAAATACCCTAGCGTCAGGGTTACACGCTACCTTATGACTGCACCACTTGCAAGAGTTATGCAGTCCTTGGTTGCCTGCCTTACCAATATCTATGATAGGGTGGCATCTTTCTTCGGGTGCTTTGTCTTGCTTAAGTTCTTCACGTACCTTAGTGATGCGTGTCTCGATGTTAGGCATCTCTAAGTCATCAGGTCTGAATAAACATAACTCACCTGTTGATTTGTTAGCTACGAAGAAGCCACCACCCTCTCTCTTAAGACCGTGTTCATAGCCCGCGAGCTGTGCAAGGTAACCGAAGGGGTCATTCTCTGAGAGCTTACCTTCCTTAAACTTCTTGAATGAGTAATCACTAGCGGTCTTGATATCAATAACAACACCATCAATCACTGAGTCAATGTGTCCCTTAAGACCACATACATCTACCTCAGCTTGTTGCATCTCAACCTTATGACCTGCTAAGTCAACAAAGAATAGTAAGAACTCTTCAACAACGTGACCATATAAGAACCTAAACATAACATCAGGTCCCATCTCTTCTGCTGTAGCGTCAGTGTTAACGTCATACCATAGCTGTCTGTTAGGTCTACCTACGTTAGACATTCTTAAGCCAGAACTCTGACCTCGTGGTGTTGCCCATTGGTGTAGAACTTCTTCAAGTCCTGCCATCAACTTAGCTACCTTAGCCTTAGGCATCTTAAGTTCTTTACCTTTACTTATGTTAGTGAATAGTTTTTCAACATCCTCTACTAAAGTATCTACTGTTTTATTCTTTGCCATTAGTGTGTCCCTGCCCAAGTTAATGCTACTTTATATTCCCCATCAAGAGGACATCTCATTTCAAACGCTTGACCTGCCTCACGTATAGCTTCAACAGCAAGAACACCAAATGCATCAGCGTGTTCCTTAAGTACCTCTGTTTGGTACTCATCGTGGATATTACCCACAAATTTATAATCAAGTCCAGCTATTGTAGCACAGTCATCTAAGATTGTCAACGCTTTCTTCATCACGATTGCTCCCGCCCCTTGCAAGAGAGAGTTAAGTGCTGCGTGTTCAGACCGAATCCAGATTTTTCTGCCATCAAGTCCTTTGACATACCCTCTTTTAGCAGCCTTTCCAACTCGTTCTCGTAAATCTCTAAGTGGTGGCGTATTATTAAGGAACTTTGTCTTAAGTCGTTTACCATCCTTTGCCCCTCCGTTAACGATACTCCCGACCTTTGCATCCCCTGCACCATACAAGAATGCGTAGATGAAAGTCTTTGCCTGATTTCTTGATTGAAGTCCTGCAGCCACTTGATTTGCTGTGTGTATATCTCCGTGTAATATTTCATTTGTGTACCCCTCATCATTCATATAGTGTGCAAGCATTCTTAACTCAAGACCACTAGCATCACAACCTACAATTACATAACCTTCCTTAGCTTTAAAGACGTTTCTAAAGTCAGCACCATATCCACCCTCGATACCCCATATAAGCTCACCCTTATCATCGTGTTTAGATGCGGGTATCTGTGCCATATTAGGGTCAGAGTGTGTCATACGTCCAGTGATTGCACCATTAGTATTAACGTAACCGTGTATGCGTGTGTCATCACTTACCTTACCTAAGATATTTCTAAGCATAGCTTCTCTCTTAGAGATTAAGAAGTACTCAGCTATCATCACACACTCAGGTATGTCAGTGATACCCTTAAGCACTGACTCATCTACCATCGCGTTACCCTTATCAGTAAACTTAGTAGGTGTCCAACCAAAGTGTTCAAGGTATCTAACTATCTGTTGTCTAGACGCTAGGTTAAACTCAGGGTACTCGATACATCCCCACTCCCTCTTGTCGTTGAAGTGTGCACCTCTTGCCATCTGTTTAGCATATGCCATAGATGGTTGACCATTAGCTTTCATAGGGTGCTTAAGTACATTAAGTTTAATGAACACAGGTAAGGGCTTGAATGTTTCTAGTACCTTATCTACTAAGCCTTGCTTACGTTCACACAACTCAGCGTGTAGTACGTTAGCTTCACGTTCATCAATCAACCAACCGTTAATCTGCTGTTGATTAATGATTGTAGCTACCTTATGTTCTAACTCAACACATACAGCACTGAATCCTTCAAGGTCTTTGAGTACCGTCTTGTATATTAACTCAGTAACTCTAACGTCCTGTTTACAGTACGATATCATCTCTGGTGTTAGCCTAGACCAGTCATCGTAGTCACCCTTATCACAGTGGAGATATTCACCCCACTTCTTAAGCCCGTGACCTCCTAACTTAGAAGGTTCAGATAGTCTAGACATAACTAACGTATCAGTAATCTTCTTACCACTGAAGTCTATACCCCATAGGCGTTCAAGTACTGGTACGTCATAGCCAATGATGTTGTGCCCTATTACCTCATCAACACTATCAACGTACTTCTGAAAGGTATCTTTATCTTTGAATACGAATGGGTCAAACTCACTGCCTATCTTCTTAGCACACACCACCCATATCTGGGTGGGGTCAAGCCCATCAGCTTCAATATCAAATACTAATTTAGAACTCATCGGTGTCTCCTGCTTCATTAGGGTTATCAACTTCATTCATTCTACCAGTATCTTTATCATAGTGTAGGTAACAAGCAGGACCAGTGAGACCAGAGAATCTATTCTTGAGTACCCTAACAGTAGTTGTGTTACGTATTACAGGGTCATCGTCCTGTCCGTTACGCTCAAGACCAATCACCATATCAGATAGTTGTCCGATACCTGCTGACCCTCTAAGCTGTGACAGTGAGGTCATACCCCCTTCCTCGTGTGCTGTACCTCCTGGTCTACGTAGATGACTAACCATAAACAATGCAATGCCTGTCTCTTGTACTAACGTACGTAGCTTAGTAGATATCTCATCCAGTGCCTTACGTTCATCACCGTTCTGTTGGTCAGACACTAGCAAAGAGATGTGGTCAAGGAATATGTACTTACAATCTAAACCCTTAGCCATATACCTGACCCTAGCAATGATGTTATCTACACTGTTAGACCCGAAGCTATCGTATAAGAATACCTTACCCGTACCTAGCGTAGCATCATAGTGTTTCTTTAACTCTTCCTTATCTATATGTACGTCAGGTAAATGTAACAGTTGGTTAGCCGATAGTGACATCAAGCTTAAGCCAGTACGTTTAATAGATTCTTCTAACATAAGAAGACCTACGTTACCACTGTCCTCTAAGTTCATTAGGTAGAACACTAACTCTCTAATGATTTGTGACTTACCCATACCACTACCTGCTGTGATAGTAACCAACTCGTGTGTACGTATGCCATAGGTAAGCTCATTCAATCCTTGCCAAGGGTACTCAACAAACGATTGATTAACTTCTTCAGTAACAACACCCCACATATCATCACCTCTAACGATACCATCAGGTGCAAATAGCTTAGCGTTCCACCAAGACTCCATAAAGGATTGCTTCTTGTTTACCTTGAGCATTTCATTAGCGTCTTTATAATCCTCAGGCATCGTCATAATCTTAGCCTTAGACGGTGGGAATAACTCAGCTACTTTCTTAGCGGCATCTCTACCTGCCTTATCAGCATCAAAACAAATAACGATTGTTTCAAACTCATTAAAGAACTCAAGGTTTCTTTTAACATCCTTAGGTGCAGAGGACGCACCGTTGATGACACTAACAACAGCCCACTTACTACCCATCAATTCGTAGGCTGCCATCGCATCACACTCACCCTCAGTAATAGTAATGTACTTACCTTTCTTTTGTACTGTGTCCATACCAAACAACTCAGCATCTCTAACAGTACCCTCGATACGGAAGTCCTTATCTTGTACGTCACGTATCTTTTGTGCTACCTGTTCACCATCTTTGTAGTAAGGATATAGGTGGTTCTTAATGCTACCATCGTTGTTCATACGTATAGTAACCCCATACTTCTTAGCTGTCTCAGCCGTTATCTTTCTGTCTACGAGTGCACCAGCTACACCCTCTGTTCTTATTGCTGATGGTTTACTTTCTGTCATATATTCTCCTGAGTATTCGTTGTCGTAATTCTGTCCGTGTGTGTGACAACTAAAGCAATGCCACGATTCATCTTCATTGACACATACTGCATCAGATGAACCGCAAGCATCACACGGTAGGTGTTGAGCTTTCCAATTGGATTGGTTGTGGTCTAACTTGTCCATAGATATCTCCGTTCGTTAGAGGTAGAAAGGACATCCGAAGATGCCCTTAATGTTTTATTACCTTAAGGTTACTCTAAAACTCTGCGGTTACAGCACCCTCAGTAGCATCGAACTCACTCACACCACCTGCACCTGCAAACGGCACGTGCTCAACTACTTGGATAGCGTTGAGTCCCTTACCTAAACCAAACTTCTTAGTCTTAGGGTGGTCATATGTATAGAAACTAACGTTAACAACACTGTCGTTACCTAACTCACCATTGTTCCACGGGTTCTTATCGCTATCAACAACTGTTGGGGCACCGTTCTCTTTACCCTTAGCTGTAACTTCCTTACGTAAGAACTTATAGATGTTAGTCTCTGTCTCACCATCGTCCTTATGATACGGACGTAGGTTCAATCCCTTAAGACGTTTCTTCTCAGCGTCCGTAACCACTAAGTCAAGTGACCAGTAGTTAAAGTCTTTATATTTATCGTCCGTTACTAACTGATGTGGCAATACCTTTGCCCATTGTGCTTTTCCTGTTGCAATCATTTGCATACTCCTTTCTTATATTTTATTTTAGATACTAACATTGTATTAGTACCACTCTTTGCTTTCGCTTATTCTATTATACACCTAACACTAAGTCTATGTATAATAATTTGGTATAAAATTCTAAATGAATTCGTTAAGAGCTATCTTATATTTAATTTTTTATAACAACTTAACTAGAAGTTTTCTAAACAACTCTTAAAGATTATCAGTATAGCAGATAAAAAACTATGTGTCAAGTGTTTATATTAAATAAATAATTAAGCAGCTAACAGTAAC